TAGAACGAAGTATAACTATGTACAATAATATGATAGAAGAAGGCATAGCACCTGAACAGGCAAGAGCAGTATTACCTCAAGGCATGATGACTGAATGGATATGGAGTGGTAGTTTATATGCATTTGCTAGAGTTTGTAATCTTAGAAATAAACCAGATGTACAAGAAGAAACTAGAAAGGTGACTGAAGGTATGAGTGTATTTTTAAGTAATGGTTTTCCTATATCTTGGAAATATCTTTGCCCAACAACAGGAGTAGATTCAATAAAAGGCGTATGAAAATATTACTGCTGTCAGCATTACCAGAAGAAGTACAAGGGATGCCTTATGAGGTAACACTAACAGGTGTAGGTAAAATAAATGCAACTAGAGTCTTAACTGAAAAAATTGTAATGTGGGATGGTAAAGAACCTATGTTGCCTGATATTGTAATCAATTATGGTACAGCAGCCAAATGTTCAAATAAAGTAGAAGTTGGTGAACTATATGAGATTGGTAGTTATATACAAAGAGATATGAATGTGACCCAACTAGGATTTGAAAATTATCAAACACCTTTTGGCAAAGGCACAATCAATGGTGGCAAAGGGGATTTAGTTTGTGCTACAGGTGATAATTTCTGGGAAGGTGATACACAATTTACCGAAGAGTATGATGTGGCAGATATGGAGGCATATGCTTTGGCGTCTGTTTGTGAAACATATAAAATTCCTTTTAGATGTTTTAAATATATTTCCGATGATGGGGATGCAAAACAATGGGAACAAAATTGCAGAAAAGGTGTAGAATTATTTATAGCAAGAATGAGATTAAATGCATAACGAAACACTATTTAAATGCCTAGAATCACACGCTAACGAGGTAAATCTACCTATCTTAGACAATCAGACATTCGATAGATATACTAATGAATATGGGCGTGATGTATTTAGATGGACACTATCAGAATATATTGCCAAAGTAAGACCTAAGTTTCCACTCAAACGAATATCGGATGAAGATATGCGTGGGACCTTCTCATCCTTGAAGAAGGCAGATTATAGTATCTATTGCTCACCTATTGAGCAAGTAGAAAAAGAAATCTTTGAAAAATATGATGATCTTGAATATTCATTTAGTAAATATGGACTAGGTATTATAGACGCACCGAGTACATACAATACCGTAAGTAATTATTTTCATCAAGACCTAAGGCTGGCTTGCTCAAGTTATGGGTTTAGAGCACCATTAGAAGTTTGGCAAAATGGTACTGCAAAAGATATATGGAAGTGTTTTGGTCCTATATGGCGAGGTATCAATGGTGTTAAGAAAGTTATAGTTGAAGGTAAAGAAGAACTGAGAGGTGGTAAATTAGATGAGGCAAGTTATCTATCCGCATTTAGATTGGGTACATATATTGCAACACAATTTAAACCTATTGTTGCTAAGTGTGTATATGAAATGACAGACGCAAAGAGAGTATTAGATACGAGTTGTGGTTGGGGTGATAGACTTGCAGGTTTCTTTGCCAGTAATGCTGAAGAATACTATGGTTGTGATCCTAATCCAAATACTTACATGAGATATACAGAACAGATTGATAGATACAATAGATTGTTAAGTAAACCTAAAAAAGTTAAGATATGGAATTGTGGTGCTGAAGATTTACCATATAATGAATTACCTGATATAGATGTCTCATTTACAAGTCCACCTTATTTTTCTACTGAAGAATATAACAAAGGTGGTGATAAAGAAGAGAATCAGTCTTGGTTTAAATTTAACGAATATGAAAAGTGGCGAGATGATTTCTATTTACCTGTTGCAGAAAAAAGTATGAGTGTATCTAGATTTATGTTTTGCAACATTATGGATCCAAAGATTAAAAGTAAAAGATACAGGTCAAGTGATGAACTAGTAAACCATTTGAAAGATAAATTTATAGGTCAAATTGGCATGAGAATAATGCAAAGACCAAAATCAGATAAACTATTCAAAGATGAAAAAGAAAAAGCAGAGTTTATGAATAAGATGTTTATAGAAAATGTCTGGTGTTTTGGTGACAAAGATTTCGACTTATTTAGAGATTCTAGAAAAGGAACATTAGATAATTTTTTTGCTTGATTGTGCTTGCAATTATAAATAATTATGTTATAATATTATTATCGGAGTGAAGATTATGTCAGATTTTTTCAAACAAATTATTAAAGAGACTGGTAATGAATATGCCAGTATAGTATCTGAGGGTGTTGAGGCAGGTGATGTCTCTAACTTTATAGATACTGGAAGTTATGTATTCAACGCATTATTATCAGGTACCATTCACGGTGGTCTACCTGCAAATAAAATTACTGCCCTTGCTGGTGAGAGTGCTACAGGTAAGACATTCTTTGTATTGGGTGTAGTTGATAACTTTCTAAAACAAAATCCAGATGCTGGTGTTATCTATTTTGAAAGTGAATCTGCATTAACAAAAGATATGATTGAAGATAGAGGTATTGATTCTTCTCGCATGATTATTATGCCAGTAACCACAGTACAAGAATTCAGACACCAAGCAATTAAAGTATTAGATAGATATATTGAACAGGATCCTTCAGATAGAAAACCTATGTTAATGGTCCTAGATAGTCTCGGTATGTTATCAACCACAAAAGAGATGGAAGATACTGAGGCAGGAAAAGAAACAAGAGATATGACAAGATCACAAATTGTTAAGGCAGCATTTAGAGTCTTAACATTGAAACTTGGCAAGGCACAAGTGCCACTTATTATTACCAATCACACCTACGATGTCATTGGTTCTATGTTCCCGACTAAAGAAATGGGCGGCGGATCTGGTCTCAAATATGCGGCTAGTTCCATCGTCTATCTTTCTAAAAGAAAAGAAAAAGACGGGACAGAAATTATAGGTAATATAATTCATTGTAAAAACCACAAGTCAAGATTGACTAAAGAAAATAAAATGGTTGATGTGAGACTTACATATGACAAAGGTCTAGATAAACATTATGGTCTAGTTGATCTTGCATTGAAACACGATATATTCAAACAAGTATCTACAAGAATAGAATTACCAGATGGTACTAAACAGTATCAAAAAACAATTAACTCTACTCCAGAGAAATATTTTACTAAAGAAATCTTAGAACAATTAGATAAGGCTGCGGCCAAAGAATTTAAATATGGTATCGAAGCAGAAGAAGTTGAGTCTACCTAAACACGAAGTTGATTATGTGTTTGTTGAAAGACCTGACAAGGAATATGCCTCAATTAAGTTGACTAGCGGTCCTTATTCTGATATAATATTTCATTATGGTAATGTTGCATTTGCAAAAGAAGAAAATGCCGATGGACATTTACCTATGAAATTTGATTATTATATTGATAAAAATTTTAAAGACGCCGATACAGATAGTCAAGAATTTATAAATCATATCGGAGATGTACTAGTAGTAGTAATGGAGAAAGAGTTAGATGGAAGAAAGGATTGAAAGAACAGCACTTAAACATTTAATACATACCGAACAGTATGCTAGAAAAGTTTTACCTTATCTTAAAGAAGAGTACTTTACAGATAGATTAGAGAAGTTAATCTTTAGAGAGATTAGTAATTTCTATGATAAGTATAATACTGCCCCAACAAACGAGACACTTGCAATCGAATTAAATTCAAGAAAAGATATCAATGACGCCGAGTTTCAAAATATTACAAGTGCAATCGCCACATTCCAAAAAGAAGAAATCAATTTAGATTGGTTAACACAAACAACAGAAAAGTTTTGTAAAGATCGTGCCATACACAATGCCATTATGGATGGCATTCATATTCTAGATGGCAAAGATAAAACACATACACCTGAATATTTACCAGAACTATTATCTAATGCATTATCTGTATCATTCGGTCAAAAGATCGGGCATGATTTTATAGAAGAGGCATCCCAACGATATGATTTCTACCATAGAAAAGAAGAACGAGTCGAATTTGATCTAGACTTTATGAATCGTATTACTCGTGGTGGTGTGCCGACTAAAACTCTAAACATTATTCTTGCAGGTACTGGTGTCGGTAAAACTTTGTTTATGTGTCATCTTGCTGCTGCAAACTTACTACAAGGTAAGAATGTATTGTATATTACACTTGAAATGGCTGAAGAGAGAATTGCTGAAAGAATAGACTCTAATCTTTTGAATGTTGCTATGAGTGATCTACCTGAACTACCGAAAATGATGTATCAAGATAAGATCAAACACCTAGAAGAAAAGACTACCGGTAAATTAATTGTCAAAGAATTTCCTACTGCTTCTGCTCACTCCGGTCATTTTAAAGTATTACTTAATGAACTTGCTATGAAGAAAGATTTTACACCAGATGTTATCTATATTGACTATTTAAACCTTGCTGTATCGTCTCGGTTGAAGGCAGGATCGCAAGCAAACTCATATACAATAGTCAAGTCTATCGCTGAAGAACTTAGGGGTCTGGCAGTCGAATTTGATCTACCTATTTTCTCAGCAACACAAACTACAAGAACAGGTTTTGGTTCTACCGATATCGGTCTCGAAGATACTTCCGAGAGTTTCGGTCTACCGGCAACAGCAGACTTTATGTTTGCTATCATATCTACCGAAGAACTAGAAAAGAAAGGTCAGTTTCTTGTAAAACAGTTAAAGAATAGATATAATGACCCTACAATCAATCGTAAGTTTATGTTGGGTGTTGATAGATCAAAGATGAGAATATATGATGTTGAACAGTCTGCCCAAGATGATATGGTAGACGCTAATCAACAAGACGAACCAGAAAAGTCTGTATTCGATAATACAGAAACAGCAAAACGATTAAATAAATTTTCAGATTTTAAAATATAATGGCACGAAAAAAGAAAAAAGTTGATAAAGAAATCGAAGAGTGGAATAAAAAAGTAAGAGAACTCGGCGAGAGTAATAGACAAAAATTAGTTAATGCAATCAATAAGGGAAAGAATGCCTAGAAAAAGACGAGAAAAAAGACCACCTAAAAAAGATGTCAAGTTATCTTACGAGACTGTTATGGTCAAGAAAGGTAGACAGATAGTTTATCAATGTATCGAGAGACCTACAGGTTCTATTCTATGTGAGAACTTTTTTAAAGAAGATACAGACTCAATAACTAAACATCAAAACAAACATAAACAATGGGCACCTAATGGTGGTGTTGTTAAGTTTCTCACAATAGGCAAAATAAACGCTTGACAATTACGCCGTAATGTACTATAAATAGCAGTATGGCAGATAAAACAGCATTATTTGAAAGTTCCCAAGCACTTTTTTGTGCTATAGCAGACTATATAGGACTGGCTGCGACTAACAGAAAATTTGATTTAGAAAAAGCAGAAGATTATCTTAGTTTTAAAAAACTGATAGGTAAATCGGCTATAGAAAATGCAAAAAGAAGAGTCGATACACCAGGGGTCACCTTAACACAGATAGAAAACTTTTTAATGGATGATATTCCCTGGTATATTTCCTCATTAAAAATTGCTAAGAAACTTATTAATGATATAAAAGATATAGATAAAGACTTAAACATAGCCAATAAAGGATTTCAAAATTTATTTTATCTTCGTGGTGATAATGATATTATGGGTAATATTGAAAAATTATTTAAGATAGCAAATAAATCGGGTTATAAAACACAAGCAAAATTTGGTAATGTTAATAAATGGTCACCAGCAGATATCTATTTAGGCAGTAAAAAGGCAAAAAGTGAAATCGCAAAAGAATTACAAAAGGCCAAGGCACCTAAATATACATTTCAACAATTAAATATACTAACATCTGATTTAATTGATAGTGGAGATTTATTACCACTATCATTAAAAAAGGTCACGAAAGGTGAACCTATTTTACAACAGATTAATTTTGATAGAAAAGATGAGATAGAAGTTATTAAAAAAATCGCAATTAAAAGTGTGACCGACTGGAAACCATATAAAAAAGTTAAGTTTGGTCAAAAAGCAGAGACTAGAGATATGAGAATTTTCTTACAAACTGGTGGTGAGATAAAATTAAGGCACGACCCCTCAGCAAAAAGGTTTGTTGCAGAAGCAATTTTTTCAAAGGCTGAAGCAAGGGGAGGATCAATTGGTTCTATTAAAGTATTTTGTGAGATTTTAGCATTAGTAAATAAACCTTTGGCTGTAAAAGTTTTAAATAAGTATAAAGAAGGTGAGAAAAAATATTTTAAAGCATTAGAAAAAATAGAAGTTTTAAGAAAAAATAAAAAAAGATTTGATTTTGAAAGAGGTGCGATTAGTGCTATAAGTATAATAAATGCTATTATGCCTGACCTTAAAAAATTTTTTAAAGAAAACAAAAAAGATGAGGCAAATGAATTTTTAAGATTAATATTTGAATATATTACATCAAGAACACCTCTATCTGGCAAATTTGTAATTGCTAAATAGATAAACTTATAAATAGTATTGAAAGTGAATTCTATATTATATAAATGGAGAAGGCGAATAAATGCAAGGGTTTTTACAGTACCTCGTAGAGGCAAAGAACACCCACC